AACGAGCTGCGGCCGGGTGGGTCAATAAATCATTTCATCGGAAACATTTGTTGATAAACCCTGGAAAGCTCCTGAGGACTGTAGTCACAACGAACTACGGATGTCAGGAGTGTGGATAGTGGTCTGGAACATGACAAATTTTGAACTTTCTCATAGAACTTGCTGTTCTTGAGACACTTCTTCATAAGTCGCCATACCTGTTTATTCACATTTTTCTCGGAAGGCTTTTCTTCGGGTAACATCATAGATTTTACTGATGTCAACCGGAGTCTCACTGCCAACTCCTTCGGAACGCGTATTCCCTCTCCCATTTCCTTGCACGAAGTACGTGCTTGGTAGCGATTGAGGTAGTAGCACTTTTCCCAAAGTGTTAGCGGTCTGGTGGTTTGAATACCGAGACCCCCCTGTTCCACTGCAACTTCCAGACTTCTCAGTGATTTGGCCAGTTGGCTTTTACACAGAGTCCGAATAAGTTGTTTGTTGAATCCTTGGCGGAGAGCCTGTTCAAAACAGGATTCTCCGGCCTCTCGGTTTACGAGACGGAATTTGCCAGTCACTTTTCTGACTAACTCACCATCTTCCCAGAGGAAGAGTTGAGAGTCGATAGAAACAAAGTGACGAGAGACATAGTTCTTTCCTAATGAAAGAGAGAGCCCCACAGAGGAGGCCTCTTTTTCCCACTTGGAGATCTGCGATTCGGTTGCAACCGCGGCGATATCATCACCATGGAAGACAGCCCGCACCGTATCCAGTGTGGTCCCAGTAGCCCGTGTCATTGTAAAGGCGTTAGCCAGACACAGGATGGGAAAAGAAAGTAAACTTCCCATAAGTTGACCATTAGTCTGCCATACCGCGGCTAATCCAGAATCTTTTGGATAGCTAATTAGGTGGGGTCCGGACTCCCATCGGATCAGATCCGACAAGAATCCATCACCCAACCTGTCAGCGATCATTTCCCCGACAATCTGTGAAAGTCGTGGGTGAAGATCATCGGTAGCGGATGTATAGTCTCCTGAGAGAAGTGTCTCACCTTCTTCCGGTCTTAAAAGCTCCTGAAGAGAATAATTCGGGTCCCAACACGGTTGGAAACATTTCCACCGTTTTAGGGCCTCGAACATTGCTCTCTGAATGGGCTTTAGTGCGTATGTGAGAGGCTCAGGTCGAGTGATGGTCCTTACCTTTAGGGGTTCGGGGATTGCGGTGACTTCACATGTATTTATGAGGGAAGACAAGTCTTCTTTCTTGAATACAAGTGATGTACCCATTCCAAGAACCTCCTGTCGGAGATTTCCATGAAACTCATCGTACTGAGTCCTCAGACGGTTTACCATAGCACGGATGGATACGGGCCTATCCTTTCTCATCTTTCGGACGAAAGAGTCGAGTGGATGGCTCATCTCATCAACGCACCCTTGGTCAGTAGATTGAGTGTAGGTGTCATAGGCTTGGCCTTTGACCACTCGGTAAACTGTTCCAAAACGCCGGGCAATTGCTGCAGAGCAGCTGAAGCCTGTTTGGTTATACCGTGCCCCATAATTGGTCGTCATGATAATGATAGGGGATGTGAATTTCCTTCCCTTATCCTTCAGATCAGCCATCGGGAGCACATAATCGCACTCTGAGACTAGTTGAAGTAATTCCTTCAAGTCGGCCGAAGGCTGTGTCATTGATGAAGCAAAGGCTCCGACATCATCAAGAACGGTGATGGGTTGTCCCCAGTAGCCGTCCCAATGGTCGGTTGCAGCGCTTCTATAATACACAGTATCGGATTTCAACTGAAATTGTCGTTGGAGTTCCTTGACTAGGTACTTAACCATAGTTGACTTCCCCGAAGAGGGGGGCCCTTCCAAGGTGAGTACCACAGGTTCCTTTCGGCCAACTCTCCCACCCATAGGGAGTCGCCGGCCTGAGGAAGTCCTGATTCGGTGGGAGTGGGCAGCAAGCTGTCCCCCACCGGACCTGGTAAATCCAACACATGAGTGGTTTGTAGGATATGATGTTTTTCCATCAAATTGTTCAATGACTTGGTCAACGAACGGTTTTACGAAATGACGGAAATCCTCTTCCACCTCAATTTCAAGTGGTTCGGGTTCTTTCTCCATAGTAGCTCGATGTTTAACGAGAGCGTCCTGAATGAATTCATCAGGCACTTCGTGAGCTAAAGATTTACATTGGAGAAGGTTCCAACACGCAACGTACCTTTTATGTGATCGTAATCGGCACATAATCGTGTGGAAGCTCGTCCTGCTGCATTTTGCAATGAGCCCTTTAATGGGGACTCGAGCATAGTCAGCGGGGGGACAAGACTGGTTCGTGAGGACTGAGAAGTTGTCACAGAGAAGATGTTTGAATCTCTTTGGTAACTCCTTCAGTGGAATACCTTCGAAAATTTTCTGAAACTTTTCCGTTTCGATAAACTTTCCTGGGTGTTTGATAGAGAAAGAAAAGCTCTTCCTCATCCACACTTCCAGACATGTCTGGAAAGAGTGAATCAAACGTTTCCGGCTGATAAGATTCTTGTCAGCTGACGCGTCACGGTTCGCGCTATTCCGAGTTGTACGCCAAGTTTTCCTTTTGCAAGGTGGAGACTTCGGTTTCTCCCTCCGCATCTGGTCTGCGTTAGTGTACTAAGCGTGTGAGAGGTCACTAACCTCTCACCCGGGTGCCCTGTTAGGGGATAAGCGGTTACAGGTCCATCATTTCCTTTGTTCCTAGATATAGGAAGAGGTATTTATGTGGATTCTGCTCACGCAAATGTTTGGTTCACA